CCGATAAAGAAAAAACTATTGATATTGAATCAGAAGATATAAAAGATGATAAAACTAACTAAGAATAATAAAAAATATGTTTTGTATTATTTAAAAAAAATGTTTCCTAGAGTATCTAAACCAGAATTTTTAATACCAGTAAAAGAAACTTTTTATAATTTTTATGATAGAGTTTATGACGATAAACGATTAAACTATTTTAAAACTGAAAAATATAAATACGAAAAACTTAAAGATTGGTATTATAATTATCAAAGTAATAATTTACATAATATTGAATGGGGTAGTAAAAAAACAAAATATAAAAAATGAAGAAACTAAACCTCAATAAAAAGTATCAAGCTCTATTTAATTCAGATAGTAGATACTATGTAATTACAGGAGGAAGGGGAAGTGGAAAGTCTTTTGCTACAAACACATTTTTAGTATTACTTACTTACGAAAAAGGACATAGAATATTATTTACTCGTTATACAATGACCTCAGCAGGTATGTCAATTATACCAGAGTTTATTGAGAAGCTAGAGTTAATGGGTATACTTGACCAATTCACTGTTACTAAAACAGAAATCATTAATAATTTAACAGGCAGTTCAATATACTTTAGTGGTATTAGAACATCAAGTGGAGACCAAACGGCAAAGCTTAAATCTATTCAAGGTGTTAGTTCGTTTGTTTTAGATGAGGCAGAAGAGCTAACAGACGAAGAGAGTTTTGATAAGATTGATTTTAGTATTAGAGCAAAGAACGTAAAGAACAGATGTATATTAATTCTAAACCCTACTACAAAAGAGAATTGGATATATCAAAGGTTCTTTCAAAACAGAGGAGTTCCTGACGGATTTAATGGCACAAAAGAAAACATTACTTACATTCATACAACTTACTTAGATAATTTAGAACATTTATCAGAATCGTTTGTAAAGCAAATTAATGATATGAAAGTCAGAAGACCAGAGAAGTATAAGCATCAGATTATGGGAGGTTGGTTACAAAGAGCAGAAGGAGTTATATTTACTCATTGGAATATAGGTAAATTCAATACGGAAATAGATTCAATATTCGGTTTAGACTTTGGATTCTCTGTTGACCCTTCAGCGTTAATTGAAGGTGCGATTGACAAAACTAGGAAAATTATTTGGTTTAAAGAACATCTTTATAAAAAAGGTTTAACTACATCACAAATTTATGATGCTTGTATTAGAAAGGTGGGCAGGAATTTAATAGTTGCTGACAATAGTGAACCGAGATTAATTACTGAATTGAAAACAAAAGAACAAGGATTAAACATAGTACCAACCATAAAAAAGAAAGGAAGTATATTATCAGGAATTGCATTAATGCAAGATTATCAAATTGTAATTGATAGCAATTCAATAAATTTAATTCGTGAATTTAATAATTATTCTTGGAAGCTTACAGGTTCTATCCCTCAAGACGATTGGAATCACGGAATCGACGCCTGTCGTTATCTTTGTCAATACCTACTTACTAGGTCTGTACCTCATGGCAATTACTTTATTAGATAAATTTTTTTATATTTATTTGGTCAGTTGGAAATAATTAACTAAGTTTGTGTATAACTAATAAATAAAACTATGAAAACAATGAAACAAAGAGAAAAAATAATTGAATTAGCTGATGGTATTGTAGATTACATTACCGAGCAAATGATTATGCCAAGAATATTTGAAGATTTTGGGCATGAGTTAGAAGCTGAGGAATATGAGGATATATCAAATAAAGTATATAATCAAATTAAATTAAGAATGTAATGAAAACAAAGAAAGAAATCATTAACAAACACTTTAAACTAAAAAACGATTGGATACAAAAAAGTAATCAAAATCGTATGTTAGAACTATTAAGTAAACAATTTAAAACAAAGAAATCATGATAATAAAATTAGCAGTTCATTATGAACAAGAAAGAACAGATAAAAAAGATAACAACAACGGTTTGTTATATGGAATATATTATTATGATGTTCCTAAAAAAGATTTAGATACAGACAATATGTTTAACAATGATATTGTTCATGTTGAATGGTTTAAAACAAAATTAGAAAGAAATAAACAATTAAAATTATAACATTATGAGTTGGATAGAAAACGAAACCTTTGACCATTACAGAAAAAGAGTAAATCAAATAGAAAAATCAATTAACCTATTAAGAAGTCATGGCTACACTGTTGTAGATTTAGAAGGCAAAATAATAGAAGAACAAGTAAAACAATAATGGAAGACATCATTGAAGAGCTAGAAGCTGAAATAAAAAGTTTACAATACGACATTGAATGGCAAAACCATTATATGAAATACTTAGAAGACAAGAATTGTGAATTGGATAATGAAGCTACAACCTACGCTAATTATATGATGAACTCAACAAAAACCTATAAAGTATGAAAACACGATACAAAGAAGTTATTGATTTTTACAATAATTCAACACCCAAACAACATCAATATTTTTTAGAATTAATATCTGACAAAATAACATTGTTTAATGCTGAAACTAAAGAATGTTTTAAGTTTGATGAAGAGTACATAATAAGTTTTAACGGCACACAACATCAAATAAATATCAAATGAGAAAGTGTAACAAATGTTCGGCAATAATAGAACAGAAAGCAAAACAATTATTCTGTTATAATTGCAAAGGGTATAAGATGCCTTACGAAACTTATAAATTTTATTCACTAGCAAACCAATTTGAAAACAAATAACATGAAACAAACTTATAGTGGTTTTATAAGAAACCAAGAAGATACAGATTCCAAACCATTTGTGCCAACAGGAGTAGTATATGAATTTAGAGAAGATTTAAAACTATTGTTTGGTAAATTTAAATGTGATTTAAAAAACCCTGAACACATAAAAGGAATAGCTGAAATAATGAATAATTGGAAACCAATTTTAAGAAGTCAATTTAAAAACAAATAATATGAAAGTAAACAGAGTATACAAAACAGTACGCCCAATGAAAAAGTTTGGCAATTTAATAAAGGATTTATTTATGCCTAAGCAATCTAATCATTTCTGGATAAGAGTAAAAGAAATCGCAGAAACTAAAGAGGAAAAAGAAGAGCAAATTTATGCCATAATAGAATTGTTAAACAATAGAATAGATATAAAACTATGAGTAATTTAAAAGCACACTTACAACAGGATTTACTTGAAGCACATGAGTGTTTTTACAATGTAAATAGAAATATAAATAACTATGTTGTAGATAATCAATACAATAATGAATTTAAAAGAAACCTAGAGAAGCTAGACAATTTCTTTACTTATTGGAATTATCACGCTAAAAACTTAAATAAATAAATATGACACACTTAGAAGATTTAAACCGAATTGAAATCAGACACCTTAGAGACACGGTAAATGTCTTTGAAAGCGAGATTAGGAAATTAAGAAAACTACTTAAAACAATTAAGGAAGAGAACGAAACTCTTAGAGCAAAAAATGAATTGCATAGGCAAAAATTAGAATCAGAATATAGAAAGAGTAAAGTATAAATTAAAACAGAAAACAATGAAAAAATTTGAGATATTTGAAACTAAAAACTATGGCTTATTTAAATACTTGACATTTAATAGAGATATTGATAAAAAGCATGTTGATTTACTTTGTAATTCAATTACTAAATTTGGTTTAGTTGTGCCAATAATTGTAACTAACGATAATTATGTTATTGATGGGCAACACAGATTAGAAGCGTTAATTCAATTACAAAAACCTGTGTTTTATGTAATAAACAATAACGTAAACAAAGATTGTGTTGTTGACATAAACACAAATCAAAGAGGTTGGAAAGTTATTAATCATATTAAATCTTATGCAGTTAAAGGCAATTTAGAATATAAAAGATTATTAGAGATAATTGACGATTTTGTTGATGATTTTACGCTTTCTGGAATTACAGATGCTTTCAATTCAAAACTAAATAAAGGTTCTACATCTTTAATTAAAAAAGGGATTTATGAATTGAATGAGGATTTAGGCGAACAGGTTTTAGAGAATTGCTTAAGTTTAAAAGATGTCATAGGAAAAAATGCTATATCTACTAAATTCGTTAGGGCATTGAAAAAGATAATGTTTAAAAATGAACACTTTGATGTTGATAGGTTAATAAAGAATTGCAAAAGTGTTAAAAAGATTTATATTTATAATAATGAATATGATATTATACAAGAGATATTGGACGTTTATAATTACAAACTTAGAAGTAATAAATTAGAAATTTAAAACATGAGAGTTCTAACGTTTGAAATAAAAGAAGTAGGACAAGAGCCATACCAAAAGCAATTCAATACGGATAGGTCAATTCAATGGACAGTTCAACAGTATTCAAGGCACAGAGCAATTCAATATATGAATTTAATAGAATAATGAGTTTAACACCCTTAAATCAAAGAAAATTAGCTAAACGAAAAAAAGCATTAAAGCATTATTTTTTTGTATGTAGAAAATACAAAATTAATAAAAGTAATAAATAAATTTAATACATTGTGAATTCAATATAAATTCAATACATTAGTAAAAACATTTTTGTTTGTTTGTTTGCCCTCTGTAAATTTTACAGGGGGTTTTTTGTTGGATAACTTGCAAAGCTAAAAACAATAAAAGCAAGAAAGCAAATTAATATTCTTATTTAGAATTAATATAAATTAATAGTTATTAACGCACTTTGTGAATTATTTATATATATTTGTGTAAACATTAAAACAAACAATATGAAATTT